TGTGCTACGAATCTTTACTCGGCTTGCAAGGTTGCGATAGACCAGAGCCAACAACAGGGCTTTACATCGATGACTTAGGCATCAATCAGACCTTGCTCGGGCAGCTAATCACAAACCAATACAATACGGGTGTTGAGCTCTTTGAAGCAAAGCGAGCATTTGCTTGGCGCAAGATGTCAACAGATATACTGAGCCGACTTAATCCAATGATGAAAGCGGACACTGTTGTTGAGTCTAAGCGCATCGGTCAAGTAGTGACTAACGCAAGTAACATCGACACATTAGTTGGCGCAGGCAAGTACACTGGCATCAGAGTGACCATTGATCCGAACACTGAAAGCTTCTTAAACTTCTACCTATCCAACTTCAAGATTGACATCTACACAATGGCAGTGCCAGTGGAAATCTTTGTCTATGACATGACCACCTTGAAGCTGATTGATTCCTTCTTCTACCAATCGGAAGCGGTTGAGCAGTTTATCGGCAAGACCTTCAGAGCCAATCGCAGAAAGATGGATCTGGCATTTGTGTATGAGTCGCTTTATGATACAACAAAGATGGTTGCAAAGAAGGGGCACTGCTTTAATTGCAGCGGTCAAGTAAGAGCTGCGCACATCTGCCCATTTGTAGATGCTGTTGGCATCGAGCTAACAGTGAGCGGCACTGATGTGATTACATCGAAAGCAAAGAAGTACACACAAGGGATGTCGCTTGTGTACAATGTAAACTGCGACAGAGAGGCTTGGCTGTGTTCGATAGGTGGATTGATGGCAATGCCATTAGCTTATGCAACGGCGGTCGAGATTTATAACTACGGGCTAAGCATCAGCCCTAACCAAAGGGTGAACACTACTGTTAGCATTAACAATGGCATCATGAGTGATGCACAGGATGGAATGATTGCAGGGCGAGACATTGCGGCAACGAGATACAGCGAAGAGCTCACAGCGATGTTGCAGAACATGAGACTGCCAAGTGACAATACGTGCTTTGATTGCCGCAAGAATATGAAGTATGTGACAGCACTTCCATAATGGCTACACCAAAGGAGATAAGCGATAGAATAAATGGGCTGTTCTCCGAGTGGAGTGGCGGCTTCACTCCGCTATCTTTGGCGGTGCTTGATATGCGCAGGGAGATGTACATTAGAATCTTTGGCACTGGCAAAGGTGGCGGAACAAACTCCGCAGGCGCATCACTGCCAACAGTTCCTTACACTCCTGCATACGCAGCAATAAAAGCAAAGAACGGGAGACCACCATTGGAGCTCACAGGATTTCTTAAGCGGTCATTTGCAACAGATCAAAGCTCTGTATTTGCGCAAGGATTTGATGTTGCTATCTACATACAAGGAGATGAAGTCGGCAAGGTAAACGGGCTTGAGAAACTATACGGACCAATCTTCCAACCAACAACAGAGGAACAATCGGCAATGCTTCAGCTACATGCTGAGTTACTTGTTGAGCAAATATCAATACAGATAAGCAAACCATGAATCTACTTAAGACCATTATCGAAAGGCTTAACCAAAGGGTTGAGGTTGCCAATATCTTCGACAAGCAGTTCGGACTTTGCGAGCTTAACGCTAACGGCAATGACAAAGCTTGGGTGCACTACATTGGCAATGGTCAAGCGGAGGTTGTTACCAACTTCGATGCTAAGCAGGGCACATTGTTTTGGGCTAAGCGCGGCAAGGTGACAGTGGTTAAGACTGATGCATTTAGAGTAAGTGGATGCAAGCAGTTGTACATCACAAGCTTTCCGCTTACTGCTTATGCAGTGGTCCGCAAGAGCCATCTGCCATGCGACAGCGAAGATGCTCAGGACTGGCTTGCTTCAAGAATCTACAAAATAACAAGCGGAACGGATCCTGTATTCAAGCAGAGCATCGGAGTCATCAACTACGAGGTAATTCCAAGCGGCTACATTAACGAGATCAAAACGCTAACAGCAAACTATGAGTGGGCATGTGTATCGGTTGACTTCGATATTCAAGTGATCACTACCACAGAGGATGGATGCTATGACATTTGCCAAACGGGTGACATTCCGCTTCCAGACCTCCCTGCTTGTACACCTTGCTTGACTGAGGTAGCAGTAGATGGTGTGACCATCATAGGTAATGGTACTATTGGTGACCCATTAATAGCAATTGGTGGCGGTGGTGGTGGTGGTGTAATGACTGCTATTGCATTCTCAATTGACCATCTTACCTCAACTGGCAATCAGTATGTAGTTGGTAATGTGGTTTGGTATCTTGGTAACATCTACCGATGCATTGCTAACAATGATTCATTACTACCTACCAATACTACTTATTGGACTAATCTCGGTGCTGGTTTTCAAACCATTGAAAGACCTATAGATTGGGATGCAACAAGTGGAAACAATCAGATATTAAATAAGCCAACTATTCCAGTGCTTCCTGCAACAATTGTGGAATCAGTAAGCGCAACAGCTCCACTCGCATCAAGCGGCGGCACTACTCCTGACATCAGCATCACACAGGCATCAACCTCAGTGGATGGCTACTTAAGCTCAACCGATTGGAACACCTTCGATGGCAAGTTCAATGCACCAACGGGATTGGTCACTGACTACCTTGACGGCACTGGAGCACCTCAACCTTTTCCGACTTTGCCAACAGGCACTGTCACATCGGTTGACCTATCAATGCCTGCTGCGTTCTCTGTTAGTGGCAACCCAGTGACAACAAGCGGAACATTGGCAGTGACAGCGGCAGGAGTTGCAACGCAATACATCAGAGGCGATGGGCAGCTTGCAAACTTCCCGACATCTGGAGGCGGCGGCGCAAGTGTTAACTACTACCTAAACGGATCAGTGAGTCAAGGTACTTTCGGAGGTGTAGCAATGCGCGAGATTAACAAAGTGCCAATCATTGGAGGCGGTACAGATTTCACCATCAATGCAGATGGATATATTCAGTCATTCATAACCGATGCCAATGACCCAAATCAATTGGAGATTCCTGCCGGCAATTGGACATTTGAAACTTACTTCAGCGCATCAAGCAGCGGAGGCAGTCCATCATTCTACATTGAACTTTACAAGTGGGATGGAGCTGCATTGACATTGATTGCATCAAGCTCAGCTACACCTGAAGGCATAACTTCGGGCACTACGATTGACTTATACATCACAACCTTAGCGATTCCACAAACGGCACTACTTGCAACAGACAGACTTGCAGTGCGCATCTATGTAACTCATAGCGGTCGCACAATAACATTGCACACAGAGGACAATCACTTGAGTCAGATAATTACAACTTTCTCAACAGGCTTAACCTCGCTTAATGGACTCACTGCACAGACTCAACTCCTTGCAGTTGGAACGGCAGGAACTGACTTCGCTATAAGCTCAACAAGTGCAACTCACACTTTTAACCTACCAACTGCAAGTGCTGCCAACAGAGGTGCATTGAGTGCTGCTGATTGGACGGCATTCGATGCTAAGCAGGCAGCAATCACTCTAACAACTACGGGAACAAGCGGAGCAGCAACATTGGCTGGTGCTACATTAAACATTCCGCAGTATGCAACAATGGGCATTTACAAAAGCGCAACCGATGGAGCTGCTTCGAGTGGAATATTAAACACCTTCAGTCAGTCATTGCTTGTAACGGGTAACTCGGTGGCGGCAAACAACATCCTTGAGTTCAAGCTAAGAGGTAGAAAGACGGGAGCAAATGCAGTTTACACCATTCGACTATATGCCAATACAAATAATAACTTAACGGGTGCAGTTTTACTTGCAACATATACTGGAACATTGACACAAGCATTGTCAATGCAAATGACAAGAACGGCAGCAGTTAAAAATGCCACAACTAATACTGAGATGCTACTTGCAACTACTACCAATGTATTGACGGATTATCAAAATACCACATTCTCTGCAATAGCTGTTGATTGGACTACCGACAAGTACATCATCGGTGCAGTTCAGAATGCCAATGCAGCAGACTCATCTTTAATATCACTAATATCAATGACAATTATATGATAGACATAACTCTCGAAGGCGGCTTTGTGACCTTCTATACATCGGTGATTGGAGCGATTGCATCCAATGTGGAACTATGCGAAGTGGTTGATGAGAACTCCTTGCACTTAGGTACAAATGTGGGTGTATTCTTAATCAATGTGAATCAGTTTACAATCAACAGCATCAAGTTTAACGATTCAACTAAAGCAGTTAACTACATTCTAAATAACTAAAATCATGGCAGGAGTAAAAATTACAGACTTAACCCCACTTGCTACGGCGGCAACTGATGACTTGCTCTACATTGTGGATGTCTCTGACCTATCGCAATCCCCACAAGGAACAAGTAAAGCTATTGAGGTAGGTGACTTAAAAGGTTACAAGGTTTACTCTGCATTAATGAGACAAAGTGGAACTGATAATCCAATTGCTGAAGTATTGGAAAATACATTAGGATTTACACCTACATGGATAAGAGATGCTGCTGGTGAATATATTTCAAGTAATTCTGAATGGCTAACACCAGCTTCCAATAGAAAAGTTATGACCTTTATTAGTCCAATTGTTTACGGAGATGTTAAAAATTTCTTTAGAATAGCAGCTAATACTTCAAGTCCTTATATATTATTAAGAACTGGTAATTATGTGCAAAGCACAGGAATATATACAGGAATTGATGGTATACTAAGAGATGATGATAATTATCAATGGACATCAATCGAAATACGAGTATACAACTAACACTTTTTAATCATGGCAGGAGTAAAAATTACAGACTTAGTAACAATCACAGAAGCGGCAACTGATGACTTGCTCTACATTGTAGACGTAAGCAACACAACCCAATCACCTGAAGGCACATCAAGTCAGATTGAGGTGGGCAATATGTTTAGCAGTGGTACATATACACCAACTATTAGTGCTGAGGTAAATGGCATTGTTGTGACACCTAACTCAGCATCATTCATAAAGGTGGGGAGTATTGTAAGTGTATCGGCTCAGATAGGTATTCAATTAGATACTGGAGAAGTAACTGGCTCATTTGAGATGTCTCTTCCAGTGGCATCTGATTTTGCAAATCAAAAAAACTTATTTGGATTGATGCAATGGTCTAATGGTAGTGGTACATTAGCAGAGATTGTTATTTTAGATATTAGTGCAGAAACAACCAACAACACATGCTTTGTAGACATTGAAACTTTAACGGCTACAGCATTAATGGACTACTGCACACTAACATTCCAATATGAAGTGCTCTCATAGCGGCATCCGACTCATACAGGAGTTCGAAGGCTTGCGCTTGACATCCTACCTATGCAGTGCAGGAGTGCCGACCATTGGCTATGGCGCAACCTACTACCATGATGGCAGCAAGGTGAAGCTCGGGCAGACTATAACCAAAGAGCAAGCGGTGCAGATGCTTAAGGATCACCTTAAGGAGTTTGAGGGTAGTGTGACAGGATTGCTTAACGGCACACCAGTCAACGCTAATCAGTTTGATGCGCTTGTAAGTTTCTGCTATAACCTTGGCGCAGGCAACCTTGCTAAGTCGCAGCTGTTGAGGTTTGTAAAAGCTAACCCGAATGATCCCAAAATTGCAGCTGAGTTTCTTAAGTGGAACAGAGCAGGCGGCGAGGTTATAACCGGACTTGTAAGAAGGCGCAAGAAAGAGGCGCAACTATATTTTGCAGCAGTTGTATAACATATATTTGCTTCGGCATAAGACAGAGCCATTTGTCATGCTTGACGAGATGGACCTTACCTTTGAGCAGTTTGTTGAGAAATTAAAATCATCATACGTTTTTAATCACATGTGGGGCAATGACA